AAAGGTTGCGGGCCGTAATACCAGTTGGCCGCTCTTATATAGCCTTTTGGCGAGAATATCCTGATATGTTCGTAGATTTGTTATTGCGGTTCGGCAATCCTCAAAATTTCCAATTCTATTTCTATCAAAGAGTTTTCCTGCGTATAGGTATGCGGCACCAGTACGTATACGCAGTATTCCCTAGAGCCTACAGCAAATCATTCCTATCTATAATGATTTTAATGATACGTTGTATACTATATCCCAAATGTAAGTTGTTTGTTACTTCGGGCGGCAAACAGCAAGCAGCCGGAATCATGAAGGAAAAAGTGCAAGAAATTTGTCAGCTTATTCCTGCTTTTGATAACGAGATTGAACATTCTCGTGGTACCACCCAGCAGAGTAAGGACTACGTTAAATATTGTTTTAAGAATGGTTCCTACTTTGACAACATAGCCGCCAGAGAAACTTCTCGTGGTAAGAGAAGACACGCCGGAGTTATTGAAGAATGTGTCGGCGTTGATGGCAAAATATTATCAGAAGTAATTATACCTACCATGAACATTTCTCGTAGGTGTGCGGATGGTTCAACACATCCAGAAGAGCAATTAAATAAGAGCCAATTGTATATTACAACGGCTGGATACAAAAATACTTACCCTTATAGCATTATCATAGGGGCCTATAATAGTGATATTATATGGAAAAACTTCGTGAACCCAGAATACTGGGGTGTGGCGCATAGCGCTGCTAACAGTGAAGGTCTAAAACTAACGCTGTGCCAAGCCGCTTAGAAGAGCGGAAGGTTCAGAGACTATCGAAAGCAAAAGCAAGTAGAGTAGGTGACTGGCGCAATTCCAGCATCGAAGCGCGAAGGGTCTAAAGTCTTGGACAAAAAAATCCATTTTGTCTAGCCAAAAAATAAAGTACTTTAGACTAAGAAATAGTCCAATTTTTGTATGATAAGTTAATACAGCTTTTGGTTTGGCAAATTGTTAAACCAGAAAAATCTATGATAATGGGCGGCACCTATCGTATTCCCGTCCTTGTCAAATTACTAGATAAGAACTTTGTTAAAGACCTAAAATTAGATGGTACCTTTAACGAAGCTTCCTTTAGCAGAGAATATAGACTTTTGTATTCTTTAAATATTGTGAATTGCTGGAAAGTCCTCAGAGCCAGTTTAACTACAACGTAAATATGAAATAAAATTAAGCGTGAAAGTTTGAAAATAAATTGGATTGGATAATCAGCAGCCAAGCCCCGAACAGGGGAAGGTTCAACGAACAAGACTTAACAGAGCGTTAAGCAGCGCAATACTACAAAAATAACGGAAAGGTTGTTATTATGGAAAACATTGTTATCAATAATATCGGTACCTCATATTATATTACACAAGATGGAAAATGCTTTAACTCAAATACCGATAAATTTTTAAAAGGCCAAATAGACCAAAAGAACGGTTATCTTTATTACACTATAGTTCTTCCTTCTGGAAAGAAGAAAAGATGCTATGCTCATAGATTAGTGGCCGAAACTTTTATCGAAAAAATAGATAAAAGTAAAAATAGGATAAATCATATTGACGGTAATAAATTAAATAATTGTGTGGATAATCTTGAATGGGCGATTCAAGAAGAAAGCCAAAGCCAAGTAGCAAATCATGTATTTTGCTTTAATAAAAATAAGCAATTAGTTGCAGAGTACTTGACAATAGATGAAGCCGCGGCCGCCACCCAAATAAGGTACTCAATTATTTTACAAGAATTAAATAAGAAAGTCAAGACTTTAAGTGGAAACTTCTATTGGTCTTATTTTCCTGAATTGGGGGAAACCAAAGAATATAAAAGCACTGGTAAGTCAAAACCCGTTAATCAGTATGACTTAAAAGGTAAGTTTATTACAACATATCCTTCTGTTGGAACAGCAGCTCGCGCCTTAGGACTCAAAAATTCTGCGCATATTGGTGAATGCTGCCGAGGTAAAGTTAAAACATATAAGGGTTTTGTGTGGCGTTATGTAGATGATGTGTTCTCACCTTCTGGCGAAAACCAGAGAGATATTTCGCAAAATATCGCAAGAAAAATGGAAAGTCGATGGTCAGGAAGTACCGAAGATGCGTTCTTTAGTAGTGAAGCTTTTGAAAGAAATAGAATTTTGCGGCAAGCAGAGTATGAAGCTTCTGGACGATCGGGAAAAGGCACTTATTATGTCCTTACGCTAGACGTTGGTCGGCGTGGGTGCGACTCAGTTCTTATGGTTCTGAAAGTTACGCCGCAATCTCAAGGCGTTTCTTTAAAGCAACTTGTTAATATTTATACCATGAACGATGAACACTTTGAGGAACAGACCATCAAAATAAAAAGATTATTCTATAAATATAAAGCAAGACGTCTAGTGGTCGATGGTAATGGTATCGGCATTGGCCTCATAGATTATCTGGTAAAATCTCAGGTAGACCCTGATACAAATGAAATCTTTAATGATTTTGGAATTTATAACGATGCCGATAACTTTTATAAGAAATTTCAAACTCCTAACTGTGAAATGAACGCTGTTTATATTATTAAGGCAAGCGCCCCCATTAACACAGAAGCCCATGCTAACCTCCAAGAGCAAATCAGTTCTGGAAAGCTTAAGCTTCTGATTGATGAAAGAGTGGCCCAAAATAAATTGTTAGGTACCAAGGTGGGGCAAAGCATGAAGCCTGAACAAAGAGCTGATTACTTAAAGCCTTACAAATTAACCAGTGTTTTAAAAGAAGAAATGCTAAATTTGCGGCAAACTAATGAGGGCGTTAATATTATATTAAAGCAAGTAAACCGTGGTATTGCCAAAGATAAAGTCTCTAGCTTGGAGTATGGATTATATTATATAAAGCAAGAAGAAGATAGTAAAAAGAAAAAGAAAAACCGCAACTTTAAAGAGTGGAAACTTTTCAATTAAATACATAAAGGAAGGGGTGACTAAATTGGACGCAAGTAGAGCAGAGATTAAAATTCACGAGATTCTTGAGGACTCCGGGTTTAAATACAAAATGGAGTATATTTTCCCTGATTTGAAGAGTTCTAATGGAAAGCCCCTTCGTTTTGATTTTGTTGTCTTTGATGATGACGATAAAATAGATTTTATCATTGAATACCAAGGTAAGCAACATTATGAGCCTAGCTCTAAGTTTGGCGGAAAAAGAGGATTTTACCAACAGCAATTCAATGATAATAAAAAGCGCAGATTTTGCGCTCTCCATGAATTTAAGCTAATAGAGATTCCTTATACCGAGGAAAATCTTATTTCCTATGATTATATAATGAAAAAAGCTGGGTATTAAGGAGGTGGAATGATTGGAAAAAAGTAAGAATCACGAAAAGGGCTTTAATATAGCGTGTGGCCCCACTGAATACGGCAAAGTTAAGGTCGGCGCCAAGATATTAGATGATGCGGTTTTAAACCTTGGCAGCATCCCAAAAGCTAACAGGTACTATGGGAACAAGCAGACTGTTTTAAAGGCTATGGCCGACAGAAATTATCCCTTAATGCGGGAAATTTCTAATTTCTTCTATAATACTAATGGTATTTATGCAACAGCTTGTAACTATGTAGCGACCATGTATAGATATGATTGGTACTTAGTTCCCGAAGTCTATGATAAGACTGTGGCCGAAGAAAAAATTCTTAAAGACTTTAACCGTATAATGCACTATCTAGATAATACGCACATTAAGCAGCAATGTAACGATATAGCTCTTAGTGTTGTAAAAGATGGAGCCTATTATGGTTATATAGTTCCTTCTTCTGATGGACTAGTCTTACAGCAATTGCCAGTTAATTATTGCCGTTCGCGCTACAGCGTAAGTGGCCGACCTGCTGTAGAGTTTAATATGAAATTTTTTGATGATAGCTTTAGAGATGTATCTTACAGAATGAGAATCTTAAAGATGTTCCCCAAAGACTTCCAAAAGGGATACAATCTGTATAAGCAAGGTAAATTGGAGGCCGATTATATTGGAGAATCTTTTGGCGGTTGGTATTTATTAGACCCTGATTCTACAATCAAGTTTAGCTTTAGTAACGCTGACCAACCCCTTTTTATTAACTCAATTCCAGAGATTCTTGATTTGGACGCGGCCCAAGACCTTGACCGCCGCAAACAAATGCAGAAGCTATTAAAGATTGTTATTCAAAAATTGCCGACTGATAAGAACGGCGACCTAGTATTTGACCTTGATGAAGCTACTGATATTCATAATAATGCGGTAGAAATGCTTAGTCATGCTATTGGAGTTGACGTTTTAACAACCTTTGCTGATGTTGATGTTGAAGATATGGCGGACTCTAATACTACTACTTCTACTGACGATTTGGAGAAGATGGAACGTGCGGTTTATAACTCTCTTGGTATTTCTAAGAACTTATTTAATACGGACGGCAACCTTTCTTTATCAAAGTCAATTCTAGCTGATGAATCAGCTATGCGGCCTTTGCTTTTACAGCTTAGTTCTTTTTATGATAGCGTAGTTCAGCAATTGGGTAGGAATAAATCTAAATATGGATTTAGGCTTTATATGCTTGAAACCACCCAAGATAATTATCAGACTCTGGCGAAGATGTATAAAGAGCAAGTTCAGATTGGTTATTCTAAGATGCTGCCGCAAATTGCTATGGGCCATTCTCAGAGTTCAATTATTCATATGGCTAACTTTGAAAATGAAGTCTTGCACTTGAGTGAGATTATGATACCGCCCTTAATGAGTTCGACTATGAATGCCGAAGCTCTTTTGGGCAACAGAGACAAATCTTCTACTCAAGAAAATCAAGTTGCAACAGAAGATAGTTCTTCGGGAGAAACTGGACGCCCAGAAAAGTCCGATGATGAGAAGAGCGAAAAAACAATCGCTAATTTAGAATCTATGAGTTAAAGGAGGGAAAAAGAAAATGACACATACAAGTATCGCACTGCCAGAAATAGAAATTATTTCCATGGAAGATTCTAGTTTTTCTCCTTTAATTTCTAAATGTCAGATTAAAGTTTGTTATGTTGGCGATGAACCCAATCGCAATAGAAGTGTTATCACCAAAGAGACAGCTTTAAAAATGGCGCCTAGCTTAAGAGGTGCCGCCATTATTGGTTATTACAACAAGGACGAAGGAGATTTTGAGGAGCATAACAAGACCTTCCAAATGGATGAAGATGGCAAATGGGTTCTGCAAGATGAACCCGGAATGCAACCTTATGGTTTCGTTGATTTAAATGCCAAAGTTTGGTTCCAAAAGTTCTTAGATGATGGCGTCAATGAGCGCACGTATCTAGTAACTGAAGGTTACTTATGGACTTCTATTTATCCAGAAGCCCAAAGAATTTTGGATAAAGGTAACAACCAGTCAATGGAATTAGATGATAAAAATATTGATGCGTTTTGGACAAAAGATTCTAGTGGAAAACCCCAATTTTTTATTATCAATGAGGCTATAATCAAGAAACTTTGTATTTTAGGTGAAGATTATGAGCCTTGCTTTGAAGGTGCTTCTATTGGTAACGTACAGTTCTCTTTGCAAGAGGAGATGCAAAGTAAATTGTATTCAATGATGGAAGAACTAAAAGAACTAATGGAAAAAGGAGGAACGCAAGTGTTAGAAGAGGATATTCAAGCTGTAGAAACCTCTACGGAAAATGAAGAGACTTCTGTGGAAGAAGTTGAAACCCCGGTCGAAGAGGTAGAAACTACACTCCAAGAAGAAGAAACTTCTGAGGAAGAAGAGGTCGAAGTTGTTGAAAAAGAACCTGAGAAAAAGGAGTTCTCTTTAGAAGAGAATCCCGTCTATCAAGAATTGGTTTCTAAATATTCCAACTTACAAAACTCTTATGCTGCGCTTCAGATAATGTATAATAACGTATCTGCGGAAAAGCGTTCTTTAGAGGAACAGGTAGCTAATTTAACCCAGTTCCGCAATGCTATCGAGAGAAAGCAAAAGGAAGATATGATTGATAGCTTCTATATGCTGTCTAATGAAGATAAGAAAAATGTTATAGATAACATTGATACTTACTCTTTGGATGATATAGAAAAAGAGCTTTCTGTTATTTGTTTCCGCAATAAGGTAAGTTTCTCTCTGGAAGAAGAAGAAGCCCCAATTTCTTATAACTTAAATGGGGATTCATCTCAAATTGATTCGACTCCTGCGTGGGTAAAAGCTGCGCTTGAAGTTGCAAAAACAATGGACTAATAAGGAGGATATAAAATGCTTAGTGATTTCTTAACTAGAAATGGTATAAAGAGTCAGGCTACTTATGTGCAGTGGGGCTACGGCCAAGTCGAGCCTAACCATCTGTCTGCCCAAAAGACTGCTCAAATTTATGCACAACTGCCCGCTGCTGCTGATATTGATATTCTGGAGCAGGGCCAGTTCGTAAAGTATGACTATGCTAAAGGCTTAGTTGACTTTGAGGGAGCCGGCGAATGGATGCTGGTTTTCAATGAGATTAAATTGTATCGTGACGGCCAAGATGATTGCGAGTTTGCAATGCTGAAGGACAACTATCAGGCTCGTATTTATAGCCCCTATGGCGGCAATAAATATGGTGATGATGATGATCCCCAGTCTCGTTACTACAATGGCGTTGATGCCGAAGGTAAGAGTGAGATTACTCTGGGCGACAACACATATAAGTATGACGATGTGACTGCTGGCCCCGACATCTATGAGCCTCGTTACAACGAAGATCCTTTCCATGTTGAACCTCAGTACACCGCTGCCAAGATGCCCGAGGGCACTACTATGGTTCCTCGCGTCTTTAAGACTAATGTTGGTGACATTTTCACTACCAATACTGTCAACGCCGAGACTCTGGCTGTTGGTGACACTCTGAAGGTTGGCGATAAGGGCATTCTTGAAGCTGGCACTGATGATAAGATGACTTGGCAGGTTGTCAAGGTTTATAATCTGCCTGACCGCCAAGCTGCTGTTAAAATTATGCGTATTGTCTAATAAGAGGAGGGGAAACTAATATGTTGGATAGAGAAAATTTACTTGCTTTAATGAAGCAGACTTATAGAGCAGACCCTTCCGCTCCTGTTGCCTATAGCTTTAATGGCCAGAATCTGAGTTATGAGGCTCTGCAAGAGACTCTGCGTAAAGAGTTGAACGAGCTGGCTGGTAATTACAGACTGTATCGTGAAAATAAGAATTTTATCTTCTCCGTGATGGAGGAGTATGTGGACGATGTGCTGCCCAAGAAAGTTGTTGAGCAGTATCAGCAGTTCGCTGAGATTAAGACCTTCGCCCAAGGTCAGAAGATTATCTTCAAGCATAAGCTCACTTCTAATAACAGAGCTAAACAGTTTATTACTCGTGTTGGCTTAGGTGGCCGTTATGAGGTCTTTAAGCTGGGTAAGAACGAAGAGTCCTTCGAAGTTAGAACTAGTGCTATTGGCGGCGCTGCTCAGATTGGCTTCGAGGAGTTCTTGGATGGCCGTGTTGATTGGGCTGAGGTTACTAATGTCATTACTGATGGCATGAATGAGCTTATCTACAAGGAAATTGGCGCTGCTCTGAAAGCTTCCATTAACCAGTTGCCTCCTGCCAACCGTGCTGCGGCTCCCGGTTTTGATGAAGCTACATTTGATAGACTGATTACTGGTGCTTCTGCTTATGGCACTCCTACCATTTACTGCACTTATGAGTTCGCTGTGAACATGATTCCTCAAGAGGCTTGGCGCTACACCGAGGGCATGAAGACTGAGCTGTGGGAGACTGGCCGCCTTGCTAACTACAAGGGTAAGAATGTCGTTATTCTTGAGCAGGGCTTTGAGGATGAAACCAACAGCCGTAAAGTCATTGACCCCGGTTATGCTTGGATTATTCCTTCTGGCGCTGATAGCAAGCCTGTGAAGGTTGCTTTTGAAGGCAATACTATTGTCAACGAGGCCCAGAATGCTGACCTGTCTCGTGAGATTCAGGTTTATAAGAAGGTTGGCGTCACTTGTATGCTGACCAACAACATCTTTGCTTATGTCGATACTGCTCTGATGGGCAAGATGGATACTTGGCATCTGGATGGCGTGACTGGTCAAGTCACTACTTATGATGGCCGCCTTGATGGCACCACTGCTGACTAAGTAAATCATATAAAAGGTAGGACTAAGTTTTCTTAGTTCTACCTTCTCGGAGAAAAAGGAGAAATAAATAATGACTTATCAAGTTAAAAATAGAAGTGCTAGTCTTGTAACTTATAGAATCCCTGAGCTGGGTATTCGTAGAGAATTTGTCCCCGGAGAAGTGAAAAAGATTCCTTTTGAAGAGCTGGAAAAACTTTCCTATATTCCGGGTGGAAAAGAAATTATGGTAAATTTCTTGCAAATTCAAAGTGAAGAAGCCAAGGAAGAGCTTAACATGGCCACTGAGCCTGAATATAATATGTCTGAGCAAGATATTATTAAACTGCTGACAGAAGGTTCTCTGGACGCTTTCTTGGATTGTTTAGACTTTGCGCCTGTTGGAGTAATCGACCTTGTTAAGAAGCTGGCGATTTCCCTTCCTCTTAATGACATTCAGAAGAGACGTGCTTTAAAAGAAAAGACTGGCTTTGATGTTAGCAAGACTTTAGAGCATATAGAAGAAGCCTATGAGGAAGATGGCCAAAAGGCTACTACCGAAGCCCCCAAGCGCAGAGTAAAGGCAACCACTACTGAAACTAGTGGAAGAAGAGCTTCTTTACCTGAATACAAGGTTGTTGATACAACTTCTGCCGAAGATTAAAAGGAGGTTTGATTATAGTGGAAGGTACATCATTTTCCGCTATTTATAATCGCTTTCTTGGAAAAATTACTGATGATATGTATATGGAATTAACCCCACAAGACACCATTAAAGATTTACAGAGACTTTTGGTTGATGCCATTCCGGGCTTTGAATTTCCTAGACAGAATTTATATGACTATGAAATTAAAACTGAGGTAATGCGCGAAGATGAAATTGAACCTGATGATTTTATAATTGGCGTTATCTGGAATGAACTTCCAGAAGATTCTGAGGTTAGTGTTCCTGACGTTATTGTTGAAAAATCTTCTTTTTCATCCACTCTTACTTCTGAGGAAATAAATATACTTGCTTTGCTAATGAAACAAGGTTGGATTGAGCGCCAAGTAGCTTCTATTGAAAATATACGCATGAAATATAGCGGGTCTGATTTTAAGTTTACTTCGCAAGCTAACCACTTGAGTAAATTACTCTCACTATTGGCGGAAGCCCAACGTGAATCTTTCCATATGCAAAGACTTTATAAGAGGAGAAAGACTAACGAGAATGGCGTTTATGAGTCAAACTGGTCTAGTCTTAGACAAAAAAGTGCCCTCAAATAAGTACGGTAAAAGTTTCTCGGAAGAAAGTATTCAAAAGAATATAAAACGCTTAACAAATCAGCTATGGAAATTAATTCCAATGCGTGAAAAAGAAGAAGATTGGCAAAAGCAATTAGACACTGTTATCATTGAGATAGCTGGACTAAATGAAATTTTTTTCATTAGTCCAGTTTTCTTGCACCTTTTAAGTAAATTGGAAGGGCTTCGTGTAACAGAAACTAATTTTGAGCTATATCGGAAAACAATATTTGAAAGCATTAGTCTATTACAGGAGTTAGATAAATGAAAAAAAATACTTCTTTGGACTTAATGAGTCAACGTCTGGGATTATATAAAGGGATGCCTGAAGCCTCTAGGAAGGAAGAAGAACCTTTAAAATCAGATTTAGAAGGACTAGAAGAACAGGCCACTAGATTAGCTAATGGCGGCGGATTTATCCAACAAGACAGAATGATTTATGATAAGAGACGCTCTTTAGATAGGGCGCTAAAGTATTCTTATCAAGGCGCCAATATTAAGAAAGTCTCTGAGGAAGAATCAAAAGTTGTTAGAGCTTTAATTAACCCTGATAAAAATAAGCAAGACTATGATGATAAAATCCTTTCAGTCCACTACGAAGATAAAATATCAGTGGGGGACGTGTTTGAATGGATAGGTACTAATACCTTTTGGTTAGTTTATCTTCAAGATTTAACTGAATTAGCTTACTTTAGAGGGGAAATCCGCCGATGCTCCTATACTATTTCTTGGGAAGATGGCACTACTTATGCCGCCGTGAGAGGCCCTACAGAGACAAAAATTGACTATGTTTCAAAACACGATATTAGTATGGATAGACCTAACTATTCATTAAATATCTTACTGCCACGGACAGAAGAAACTACAAAGTACTTTAAAAGATATGCTAGATTCTTTATGAAAGATACTGAGGGAAAAGTTTCAACTACCTGCTGGAGAGTAGAAGCTGTTGATGGGATAAGTACTCCCGGCATTTTAGAGGTCAACGCCACAGAATATTATAGTAATGAATTTGAAGATGACCTTGAAAAGGGAATAGCTGATGGCCGCATTGAACCCCCAACCAATCCTAATCCTTCTAACGTGGAAACTCTATTGGATGGAGATAGCTTTATTAAACCTAATAAGGTTTACGAATATACTTATAAAGGTTTGAATAATGGCTTATGGAGCGTCTCAAAAGGGACTCCTGTAGAATTTGCAGTAGACCCCAATAACCCATTACATATTAAACTAATTTGGACTAGCCCATACAGTGGCCAATTTGAGCTGACTTATGGACTTTATACAAAAGTGATTAAAGTAGATTCTTTATTTTAAAAGAGAAAAAGGAGATTTTTTATGAAGATTGACGGAGTAAATACCCCTAACTCAAGTTTTTTATCTATGGAAAAGGATATGTCAATTATCGTAAAAAAGATATTAGAAAATAAACGGATTCAAAAATTGCTGTATTATACAGATAAAGATCCACTTTCTCATTCTGACTTAACAGATGAACAGGTTCTAGAACTTTTCGGAAAAAATATAAAAAGTGTTCCGAAGCTCTTAGTGGACGAGTCCGTACTTAACTACATCTTTATTAATTTTGATAATTTTACTACTAACCAAAATAATCCGCAGTTCCGTGATAACTTAGTTGAGTTCGATATTGTTTGCCATTTTAGTCAATGGCAGCTTAAAGATTTTCAGATGCGACCCTATAGGATTGCCGCCGAGATTGATTCTATGCTTAATAATAAAAGATTAACTGGAATTGGCCTTTTGCAGTTTGAAGGAGCCGTTCAAGTAAATTATACCGATGAATTATGTGGTGTATGTTTACTTTATAGAGCTATTCATGGCGGAGAGGATAAAGTGCCTGTACCATGGACATCAGACTCGCCTTAATGACTGGGGTTGACATTCCAATCCCTGAATGTCAGCTAATTTTACACCAACCTTCCATTACAGAAATCTCCTACCTCGGCCAAACAGATTTCTTTATAGGCGTTCAAACTTTATGCTTATATAAGTCTATGTTTATCGAGGACAAAGATGTTTTAGACAGAACATCAAATTTTCAAATATTCATGACGATAATGAAGGATAAGCAAACTCTTGATAAGAAACGCAGTGTCCTTCAAGTTTTTACATTGATTTTCCCTAAATATAAGGTGTTAATGACGCCGCAAAGTTTACTATTCCAAGAGGAAAAAGAGTCTCATGTTGTTGATGAAAACAATTTTGATGCTTTCCAATCGGTGTTGCGCCAAGTGTTTTGCTCTCAAGAAGGCCCAATGGATCAGCAGGCCTTTAATCCGGCCAATAGTAAAGCTAAAGAGATAGCGGATAAATTGATGAGGGGTCGTCAAAGAGTTGCTGCCCAAAAAAGTGACTCTAACTCTAACGTATTTAGTATTTACCTTTCTGTCTTGACTATTGGACTTCACATCTCTCTTTTGGAGTTAGAAAAATTAACCATGTTTCAGCTATATGATTTAATAGAAAGATACTTCCTATATATTAACTGGGATTTGGATATTCAAACTCGGTTAGCTGGCGGAAAGCCAGACCATCAGCCAGAAAGTTGGACAAAGGGTTTACACTAATAAAACTTAATTAAATAAGGAGGAAATTTTTTTATGAAATTTGGCGTAAGAGAATGTTGCGATGTTGTCTTAAAGGCAAAATCCGCAACTAAAATTGGCAATAAAATTTTCTATAAAAATGAGCCTGTCATTTATTTCGATACTCTGAAAACCTCTAGTGTCGAAGGAGCTGCTACCACTGTGTACGCTCAAGGTGGACGTGGCAACGCTAGATTGATTGCATGGGAAGGTGAGAGAACTGTTACCTTTACCATGGAAGATGCTCTGATTTCACCTGAAGGATTTATGATTCTGTCTGGTGCCGGTCTGATTGATGCTACCGATAGTAAGCCCATCTATCAGCACGTCACTGAGACTGTCGATGCTTCTGAATGTGACGTTACTGCTGATACCATCACTATTAAAGTTAATGAGAAGCCCTATCTTGGCAAGACCAGTGAGGATGGTACCTTCACGGCTGCTACTGAGAACATGGCTTATGTTATGTTCGTGAAAGAGGGCGAAATCATTTCTGAGCCTTTCATTCCTTACCATGAGGATTTGGAAGCTCAAGAGGATGGCACTTACAACCTGAGAATTACTGCTCATGAGGCTTATGATGAGCTGAGTGCTTCTGAGTCTGAGTCTGGTGTTACTTCTCATGATTATGCTGTTAGTGACCTGCCCGAAGCTGGTACATTTGATAGCGTTCTGGTTGACTACTATGTTGCCCGTAAGTCTCATGCTCAACAAATTGAGATTTCTGCTGACAAGTTTGGTGGAAACTATTACTTAGAGGCTTCTACTCTGTTCCGTACTACTGATGGTGTGGATATGCCTGCTGAGTTTGTTATTCCCAACTGCAAGATTCAGTCTAACTTTACCTTTACAATGGCCGGCAGTGGCGATCCAAGTACATTTACCTTTACTCTGGACGCATTTCCTGATTATACTAGATTCGACCATTCCAAAAAGGTCTTGGCCGCAATTCAGATTATCGAAGATGCTAGTAGCTTAGATCTGCACAGACATGACACTACTCATGAAAGCGCTCACGATAAATTAACATTTTAATATTAAGGGGGAGAAAGTTTAAACTTTCTCCCCCTTTTCTTTTTTAGTGAAAAAGGAGGTTGACATAGTGAATTATATTGAATCTCTGTTTTACGCAAGATATAGCCTAGATACTAAAAAAGTTCTACAACAGGGGAAAGATAGAATCATTAAGGGTGGTAATGAAATAAAAAATAAAGGTTATCAAGATTTAGAGGATTATTTAAACGCTATATTTTATAATCCCACTACCGATAAGATGAAGGACTTACATACGGCGTTAGTTAATGCTAGTAAAAAATGGTTGGAAGAAGAAATTGGGGAAAAACTTGATGGATATAATTATGATTTTGCGACAGGCTATTTAGGCGAAGAAGAAGATCGTGGTAAAATAGCTTTAAGCAAATATACTTCTTTTAATCATAAAAAATATATAACTATTAAAGAACTAGAATCCCGATTACAGGCTGTTGAGGCATGGAAGGGTGATGAAAGTGGTGAAGTTGGCAAAATAGTTGGAGACTTAGAAGAACAGTTAAAACAACTTTTAGAAGAAGTTAAGCGAGATAAAGGTATAAATGACGAAGAATTTGTCAAAGATAAAATCTTGTTTGAAAATTCTAGTCAAGATATTATAAAGAAAGTTGCCAATATAGACAATTTATATAGTCAAATTACTTATTTCCAAAACTTTCCAATTTCAAATGACCTTTTAGGAAAGACATTTGAATATGCCTTAGATTTTTTGGTAAAATTAGTAACTGAAGGAGTAACTGATGAGATAATGAACGAATTTGGAAAAACTGCAACTTTTGGGCAACAAACAGCTAATCGTGGAGAAATAATTAACGCAGAGGGCATTACAATAACGACATCAAAAACTAAAGAAGGTAAAACAAAAACTTTCTTGGAACTAGGAAATGGAGACAGCTTCGAAGTAACTTCTGCTTTTAGTGATAAGCAAGGTAAAATAGACGTTAATATAAAATTTCCTGAAATTAATAATAACCAACCTTCTAGAGTTAGCGCAAAAAACTGGAGTAAATTTTCAGGTCGTGATTTTGGCACGGTTAATTTAGAATCTGCTATGCTTCGAACTGTTGGCGTAAACCCTACTTTGTCTTACGGATTAAGCGTTGGCTATTTTTCTTCAAAGGCAACAGGTGTATTAAATGCCGTTCATAATTACGCTAAAGCTGTTGTGTCTTTAGATTCTCTAATGGGGTATTCTCAATTAAGCAACTATGCAGATACTATTATAATAAATGATAGAGCGGCAAGAAAAATCCATGTTTATTCAATAAGTTCCTTGTTAAGTAAAATTGAATATGATCTTGATAGGAATAATAGTCAATGGCTACATGGATATGATGCAGAAGAAATAGCAAATGATATTACTGGAAGTTTAAATTTTAGAGGAAATTTATGTGAGCAAAAATATCTTAGTAAGATATTAGGGGCTTTAAGTAAACATGGTGGAATTTATATATCCTCTTCTCTATTGACTTCGCAAAAATAAAATGGTATAATCTAATAAAAAAGATTGAGAGGAGAATTTACTATGAAGTTTTCTGATTTAAAGTTAGAAGGAAACTTAGAGGAAGAAGAGACTTTGGAAATTAATGGCGCTGAAATTCATGTTAAGCAATATTTGCCAATAGCAAAAAAGCTTGAATTTATGAAAGACGTATTAGAATGTGCTTCTGAAGATGATGCTCTTTATACTGCCAAAATGAATACCTATTTTGAAATATATCTTGTTTCTTATTATACAGATATTGAACTTCCCGAAGATAATTTAGAAGAGGCCTATGACATTCTTAAATCTGGAATTTTTAAGTATATTTATGCCGCAATCCCATGCAAAGAATTAGCTTTTTTGAAAGACAACCTAAAAGAAATTTCTAAAAGACTTTACGATTATAAAAATTCTATCTATGGTATTTTGGATTCTTTGAATAAAGATTATGATAATTTGAATTTTGATGCGGCCAGTATTCAAGCTAAGTTGTCTGACCCAGAAAATTTGGACTTATTGAAGTCTATTATGCAAAAGTTGGGCTAATTTAATTTATTTTCATTTCTGAATTTTTAGAAAAATTAAAGAGTTAGAGGAGAAAAGTTTCTTAACTTTTCTCCTCTTTTTTTGAGTGAGAAAGGAGTAAAACCATGGCTGCAAATAGACAATATAATTTAACACTTGCCTTGACCGCTGATACCAAGCAAGCAAGTGCGCAATTAAAACAGCTACAAATTCAACTGTCTCAGCTAATGAAACAGACTGCTACTTCTGACAGCTCATTGGGTTTATCTAAACAAATTCAAGATGCAACTGCTAAAGTAGCTCAATTAAAAGTTCAACTCCAAGAAGCTACAACTTCTACTGGAAGTTTAGACTTAACTAAATTTAGTGAATCTTTAAAAAAGAGCAATACTAGTATTACTGAATACCAAGATGCTCTTTTAAATTTAGGCCCAGAAGGAACTAAGGTTTTTTCAAATTTAGCTTCTGCCATCTTATCGGCCGAAGTTCCTTTAAAAAGGACTAATGCATTATTAGACAGTTTTGCGACTTCTCTTAAAAACGCAGCCAAATGGCAAATTTCTTCCAATATTTTAAGAGGATTCCAAAGCTCAATTTCTAGTGCTTATAATTATGCGCAAGACCTAAATGAGTCTTTAAACAATATTAGAATTGTTACTGGGAAGAACTCAGAGGAAATGGCCAACTTCGCAGTTCAGGCTAACAAGGCCGCCCAAGCATTAAGTACTACAACTACTACTTATACCGATGCTAGTTTAATTTACTATCAGCAAGGTCTAAGTACAAATGAAGTGCAATCAAGAACCGAAGCTACAATAAAGATGGCGCAAGCTACAGGAGATAGCGCAACAGACGTTTCCTCCTATATGACCGCTATCTGGAATAACTTTGATGATGGTTCTGAATCACTGGAACATTTTGGAGATGTTATTACAGCATTGGGCGCCAGTACTGCGTCAAGTTCTTCTGAAATAGCCGAAGGTCTTGAAAAGTTTGCTTCTGTCGCTGATACTATTGGATTAAGCTATAATTACGCTACCACTGCTTTGGCGACCGTAGTTGCAGAGACACGTCAATCCGCTGATGTTGTAGGTACAGCATATAAAACTATTTTCTCAAGATTCCAAGACTTAGAGCTTGGTGAAACTTTAGACGATGGTACAACACTAGGTACTTATGCTCAAGCTTTAGCTACTGTTGGAGTTCAGGTTAAAGATGCTAGTGGCAACTTGATTGCCATGGATGATATTCTGGACGATTTGGGCAGTAAATGGTCTACTTTATCTAGCGATACTCAGATTGCAGTGGCCGAAGCTGTTGCCGGCACAAGGCAGTATACACAGTTAATTGCCTTAATGGACAACTGGGACAAATTTCAAACTAACCTTACTGTTGCCGAAAACGCAGAAGGTACTTTGGATGAGCAAGCTGATATTTATGCTGAAAGTTGGGAAGCTGCTAGAGATAGAGTAACAGCAGCCGCTGAAAGTATTTATAACGCTTTAATTGATGATGATTTCTTTATTTCTTTATTGAATTTAACTGAATCTGCGTTAAATGGAATAAATGATTTAATTGAAGGTCTTGGAGGATTACCCGGAGTACTTACGACTATTGGCTCTATTGCTACTAAAGTATTTAGTAAGCAATTAAGTGAAGGTATTAATGATACGGTCTTTAGTGTTAAGAATCTCTTTACTAAAGCCAAGGACGCCACTGCATTAAGACAAGAATCATTAAGTGCTATTTTAGATTATTCTCAAGGTAAAACTTCTGACACTAGGGCTGAGACAGCGGAAAAGGCAGCCTTTGCCGCCCAAGCTAGTTCACAGCAAGCCTTGTTAAAGAATGCCGACAGACTCTCTAGTGAAGAATTAAAAGTTGCTCAAATCTTAATTGACCAACAGAAACTTCGTGGTCAACAGGTAATTAGTGCCGAAGCTGAATTGTCAACCGCTGAAAAAGCATTAAAGGCAGAGGAAAGAAGAGTGCGCCTTGCGGCTCAAGCTAAACAGGAAGCTCAAGCAAAAGATGAAGTAGATGAAGCCCAGAAAAAACTGAAAGACGCTCAAGCCCAAGCAGAAGAAGCTCAAGGGAAAGAAGAAGCTGCTTATACAGCCTTTACAGAAAAGAACACAGATAGGACTCAAAGTTCAGAAGCCATTGATAAGGCATTGTCTGAATGGAATAGCGCTATTGTGGAATCTCGGCAGGCACAAGAGGCTGTTACAGAGGCACAGGCAGCTTTGGACGCGGCTAAGAAAAAGCAAGGAGAATTAACTAGCTCCACTGCTGATTTAGATTCTAAAATGGTAGAACTTAATAAAACTACTTTACAGCATCATGGATTAGATAGTTTTTCTACGCAGCTTGAAGCAACAAAAGATGACGCTGAAGCTGCCAAAAAGGCCTTAGAATCATTTAAGTCAAGATTACAAGAAATAGATAAAGAAGATCTTTATAAGGATACAGAAGTCGAAGCGCTTTTTGAAGGTATTGAAAAAGGTGAAGTAGGGGCTGAAGAAGCATTAAATAGCCTTCGAACGATAATATTTAGACTCGAAAAGCAAGCTGATGACACTGCTAATGAAATTACCGAAGATAGTAACAGCGCAAAAAGTCTTCAAGATACTAGCTATGCAGCGGCCGATGCTGCTTTCGCTTATGCGGAAAGCCAAGAAGCCCTAAATAATTCAGTTAAAGAATTTGATAAAACTTTACTAGGTGCAAAGGGAGAAGCTTTAGGCTTTGGTGAAGTGATAACTGGCGTTGGCTCTAGTATTACAACTCTATTTTCTGCTCTCACTTCTATTAAGGGACTTGGAGACGTTTGGTCTAATAATGACATGGAGCTGTCTGAAAAACTTCTGACAACTTTGACTACTATTGGTATGGTAATACCGCAAGTTGTTGCTAGTTATCAGCAATTAAATGGCATAAAAGAAAAGTACCTTAATACATTAAACCTAGAGAATTTAATGGAGAAGCTTCACGCTAGCAACGTTGAAGAGGGCGTGGAAAAGCAAACTCTTTTCACTATAGCTGAAAAGCTTGGAATCACAACCACCGAAGATATGACTGCCGCAGACATTCGCGCAACTATAGCGAAGGAAGCAAAAGATAAAACTATTGAAGAAGAAACAGAAAAACAAATTTTTTCAACTATAGCTGAAAAGCTTGGGGTTGAGGCTACTGATGAAATGGCCGCCGCAGATATTCGTGCGGCTATAGCAAAGAAGTTACTAACTAGTTCTGTTAGTACTATTATAGGGCCAGTAATAGTCGTTACGGCGGCTATAGCGGGATTAGTAGCTATTGGCTCTGCACTATATAAAATGATCAACGCTGATACTGAAGCTGCTGAAAAAGCTGCCGAAAAAGCAGAAGCTTTAAAAAATGTCGCTAGTGACCTTAAATCAGAATTTGAATCTCTTAAAAGCGCTTTCGATGAGTATGATTCAGTTACAGAGACTTTAAATGCGTGTACTAAAGGAACAGAAGAATGGCGTGAAGCCTTATCTGAAGTAAACGACCAAGTTAAGGATATGCTAGATGAATATCCCGAACTACTTAAATATGTTAAAACTTCTGCTGATGGTAATCTTTATTTTGAACAATCAGATATAGATAATATTCTTTCTGAATATGAGACAAAAGCTTCTGCTGCCCAATATGCTTCATTAGTAGCTGCTCAAGAGTCTGACGTAGCACAAAACAAATCAAATCGTACTAACCTTGAAAGAGAAAACGCTTTTTATGATGAAAACGGACAATATTTCGGTAATATAATTTCAGATCACCTCGAGGAATTAGCTGGACTAACAACAGAAGAATATAAAAGTAAATTAACTGAATTATTAAAGGGCTTTACTGTACCAATAGAGTCTACCAAAGACGCTGCTACAGAAATGGAAAACGTTGGTAAGGTTGTTGCTGCGTCAGAGTTGGGCGATGAATATGATAGTGCTGAAAAGGCCATAGCTGGAAGAGCATATACAGAAAGAGTTCAAGAAATTGAGGATCAGATTAAAGAAGAATTAACTAATGGAGTTGCAATTTTCTCTGGGAATCAAAACGCTAACGTTCAAGATGTTTGGTCGCGTTATAAAGCTGCGGCTGGACTTAGCGACGAAGTTGACCTTGCAAGTAATGCCGTTCGTGGTTTTGACGAAGATCGTACTTTAACCTACTTAGAAAACGGTGAAGAAAAGACTGTCTCCAAAGAGCAGATAGCTACAACTATTGCAGCTTACGAGGCGCTGGAAGAATTAGGGAATAGTGCAGAAGATGCGGCCCAGTCATTATCTACTATGGAAAGTAATGTCAGCGATTCGGGCATTGCCGAGGGCCTAAGGGGCTTTATAGCTAACGGTAACTTTGAGAACATGACCGAAGAGGACTTTGAGAAGCTAAAGAATGAAGCTGGTAGTACTTCAGAGGATTATGAAAATTATCTAGAGGGCATTTTTGGGACAGATGCAGAAGGACTAACTTCAATATTAGGTGAAGGCTATTTAGATAAGTTTAATCAAGCTTTGGAATTAGACTTTAGCTCTATTGGCAACAATATGCTTTCCATGGCTAAAGATGCTTTTGAGAATTTAGAAAACAAAGATCAATGGACTGCGGCCGCCCAAAAATCAGTTGCCAATCTAATGGAGAATGCTTTTGAAAGTAGTGGATCTAAGGGATTAGTCGCTCTTACGAGTATTTTCAATGAATTAGATAGTAATGAGGCTCAAAGTTTTGCTGATGCTATTAATGGAATGTCCTTTGATGATATTTCTGCTAATGATTTAGCTACTGCGTTAAAGGAAGCTGGAATTGAAACCGATTTTACGACAGAGCAATTGAATAATCTCATAGACGCATTAGATACTGCTTCTACTTCTATAGAGAAATTGACTTCTTCCTATAAAGCGCAGAATGATATAATTAGTAGCTTATCGACAGGGGATACCATAAGTGCAGAAGATTATCAGACCTTAGATGATGCCTATAAATCCTATTTCGTTATGATGATGGATGGGACTTATCAACTAATTGGGGCTGCTGAAGAGTTACAAGAAGTTTTTCAAAAAGATAGTAATGCAACTTTTAACGCTAGAATAGACGAATTAAAACAATCTAGTTCTATTATTGGCGATGCTATAATTGCTGGTGGTTTAAAAGAATTTGGCAGCGATGCGGATCCTTTTGAACAAGCCAAGAAGCAAATGAGCATTATGAGTGCATTAGGAACCGAAAGCCAAGGACAACTAGCAGAATGGGGTCAAGGCCTAGATAGTGATTCGTGGAAAGAGACTGTAGTAGAAATAAATGAAGCTTATCAAGAACTTGATTATACCATCGAAGATTTAAATAACGTAATGGCAGAGCAGCAAGCAGAATCTTGGTCACTTGAGATGGCCAAAGCGTCTCAATATGATAGTTTGGAAGATTTGATTAAGGCTTATAAAGAAGGAGAAATCAGTCTTGACGCTTTTAATACGGCATCATATAATTTAAGCCAAACTCTTGATACTCAAAATCTCGATAGTGAAGAACTAGCAGAATACACAGACTACTTAGAAGAAACTACCAACATGACAGAAAAGCAGGCTAAAATATACGCTAAAACTGTTATGAAAATGAATAATGCAATAGATACTCTAGCTGATAACTTTGTGGACGCAGGAGATGGTGGCGATTATTGGAGCAGCATTCTCAAGAAAAGTGAAAAGACTAGCGAAGAATATACTAATGCTTTAACAAATACAAAAGAAGCAATTGCTGAATTATTAGATGTCTCTACGGCATATGTCTCTGACGATTTTATTACTAGTCATCTTGATGAAATTGCTAAGGCTGCCACTGGTGACGAAGATGCTATTGATGATTTAAAATCAGCATTAGCTGATACAATTTTCGTTAATATTGCTATTAATAATGGTTTTGAGGAAGGTTCAGAAGAATATAATAATTTTTTAAGTACATACGAAAGTCTTAGACAGCAGCTTGAAAATGATTTAGCTGGAATGGATCTTACTGTCAATCCAGAAGTAGATGATGCAAATTTCGTTGCAGGATTAAATGCGTTAATAGAAGAAATGGGCATGACTGTAGCCGATGTTGATGCACTATGCGATGGGCTAAGCCTTGAAGCTGAATACGCCGAAACGACTGTTCCAACTACTTCAAGAATACCTGTTACTACAACCTATCATAACAGAGAGTATCCTGATGCAGGAAACACAGATAATTGGATTGATAGAGAATACACTACAACAGAATATGAAGACCAAGAGGGATATTTTTCTGCCTTTGCTACAGAAATAGGCCCACAAGGGACAGTTGAGACTCCTAAGATTACAGGTCTGACAGCAAAACCGACTGGCAGTGCGAATAACTATTCTTCTTTAAATAGAGGAGGTCGTACTGCTGGTAGTCGCCGTGGAAGTAGTCGTTCTGCTTCAAGAAATAGTCAAGACAAAAAGCAAGCTTCTGATGAAATTGAACGTTATCATGTAGTCCTTAATCAATTAGAAGATATAGAAGCCCAATTAGATAAAATTTCTGCGGCCAAGGATAGAGCGTTTGGAAAAACTAAGCTCAAGTTAATGGACGAAGAAATAGCTAAACAATCTCAATTAATTGAAAAACAGAAAGAATATCTTGCGCAGATTAAGGCTAACTTAAAGGCTGACAAGAGTGCTTTTAGTTCTTACGCCCAAAGCTATACTGGATTAGCTGCTGTATATGATGCCAATGGTACCATTACAAATTATGAAGCTTTAATGAAAGCAGCTTTAGCCAAGTATAACGCCGCCGTAGCGGTTTATAATACTAAGACTACTGATGATGATGCGGCTAAGGCCACTTTTGAAAAAGCCGAAGATAATTATGAAAAGTTTACTAAGCTTCTGGAACAATACGAAGAAACGCAAGACCTTTACGCCGAACAAACTAATGATTTACTAGAAAAGCAGTATGAATATTATGATGATTTGTTAGAGAAAACAACTTATATAGTTGAATTAAAGGTTGACGTCAATGATGATGACTTGCAGTTAATGGAGTATTATCTAAACAAAATAGAAGATGATGCTTATGAAGCCGCCCAAGCTATTGCGCTAATTAGTTCAGAAGCTGGAGATGCCCTTGGTAAAATAGCGGCCTATCAAACTGGACTTGGAGATATTCTTACAAATCATGGTTATAGTGGCGGCAAGATAATTACGAATTTAATGAATGGTTCTATGACAGGAGCTGACCTCATTAAGACTATCGGCAAGGATTCAACCTTTACAGAAGATGAAGTTTCTCAAATTCGTGATTACCTTTCTGAGATTTTATCAGAGAGTGAAAATCTTGACCAGTATCGTAAAGATATTTTTGAAAAGATCGGCGATGTTATTGAAGAAAATAATAATAGACTTGATAGAACAATAACTCAAATTCAGCATCTCCAAAAGGTTACTCAATCTTATATGAATATTGTTGATTTGGTTGGCAAAAAGACATTAGGATTAAGTTCTGAAGTATTGGCAGTTTTCAACCAAGCTATATTTAAAGAATCCGTGGATAATTTGACAGCTTCTAAAGTTAAGATGGATACAATTCAACAGGAGTTAGCTGACGCTGAAGCCGCCCGAGAGCAAGCTAGAAAACAGGGATTGACTGAGGATATTGACCTTTGGGATGAACAGATTCAAAATATTGAAGATGAATTATGGGACGCCCAAGAAGAATATATGTCAGCTTGGGAGGATGCCTTACAATCAGCTAGCGATGCCTTTACCACTAATATCCAGAATGCTGTTGATGAAGCTACTACTGCTCTTGGCGGAATATATGGTTCATTAGAACAACTTCAAACGCAATTCGAACGTACTCAAGATGCTTCTAGTGTTTACGTTGAGGACTATGAAAGAGCTTATCAATTAACTAAACTGATGAGGGATATTGATAAGTCGGCCAGTGAAACCAATAATATTAAAGCCAAAAGGGAACTGCTAGAATTGCAAGAAGAAATCGCCCAGTATCAAGCCGATGGCGTTGAAATGAGCGAATACGAATTAGAATATTTAAGAGATGAATATGAATTAAGATTGGCGCAAGCTGCTTTGGATGAGGCTGAAAATGCCAAAAGCCAAGTAACTATGACCAGAGACTCTGAGGGTAATTACAGTTATGTGTATACCGCCAATGACCAAGATGTTGCGGATGCCGAACAAAATTATTCCGATAAGCTCTATGAAATGGAGAAGTTAAACGCTGAATATATCAATACACTTCAATCTCAAATGATGGAGTTAGACCAAGATACTATAGAGAGGATTCAAGAAATTAGTGGTTTAATTGATGATGGGGTTCTTAGTGTCGAAGAAGGGTATCAGCTTATTTATGATACAAGAGCCGATTATCTTGAAAAACATGCTGCCTTAGACGCTGAAATGAATCTAACCTTAGATAATAATATAGAGACTTATGAAGATTATGGAGAAGAATACGTTAGATTAACTGGCGATCGTGCCCAAGTAGATATGGATTACGTTGATAGTTTCAATGAAACCTATCTTGGCCAAAAAACTGGATATGACACAGTTGAAGAATATGCAAGAAACTCCATAGAGCAATTAGAAAGCTTGTTCGATGAATCTATAGAATACACTGAAAGATATAGTGAACAAGTTAATTATGCTAATGAAATGGCAGGAACCTCTACTGATGAATTGGCTGAAAGAATGACCGAGGATATGGAACAAATCTCAGAAGAATCTAGCGAATTGAGTGATTCAATTCAAGAAATTGCTGATGAAAGTATCCAAAAGTTTGAAGAAGTAATTGACGCCGTGGGAAACTTTGAAACAGAATATAGTAAAGTAATTGATAATATTTTGGCTAAGAATGAAGCTTTGGTGAAGTCTTTTAATGCGGTTATTGCTTCTTGGTCGTCTTTCCAAGCTAAAGATACTAGTACTAAGTCAAGTTCTAGTTCTAGCTCTAGTACTTCTTCTTCTGGCTCTGGTTCCAGTAGCTCTGATTCAGCTTCAGGTGATGGCCAAATACAGATTGGTGATAAAGTTACTTATTCCGGCACATATTATGAAGAATCTAGTGGCAATGGAAAAACAGGTACTGGTTCTGGTACAGCCTATATTACTGGTATAAATTCAAAATCTAAGTATCCTTATCATATTTCTTCTAAGCCCGGAAATGTTAATACAGATTCGGCTTCTGCCAAGAATACATGGATAGGATGGTTGACCAAGAGCCAGCTAAGTGGGTATGATACTGGCGGCTATACTGGTAATTGGGGTTCTACCGATGGTAAGTTGGCTTTACTGCACCAAAAGGAACTAGTTCTGAATAAAGAGGATACTGATAATTTCTTGGCGGCTGTTGATGTAGTGCGCCAAATCTCTGAAATAATAGATATAAATGCGTTAAGTGCTAGTGGCGGCCTTAGTAATTTAGTGGCTGCTTCTGTTAATACAAATGCTGGAACGCTTGAACAACAAGTAACTATTAAGGCTGAGTTCCCGAACGCTACAGATAAGAACTCTATCCTTGAAGCTTTCGATAATGTTATTAACCTAGCCGCCCAATACGCTAATCGTAAATAAAAAAATTTTAAGGGATGGATTTTTTATCCATCCCTTTTCTTGACTTTTTGGACAATTAGTGGTAAAATATTTCTAGGAATTTTTAGTTTCTTATAGAGATTAGTGAGAAAAAGGAGGTTTCTATATGGCCAAAGATTATAACCAAGTAATGGAAGATATTTTGGGCGCTATCCAAATAGTAGCAGAAAAAGAAGTCCAAAAAGTTTCTTTTGATAAAACCATTGTTTGTGAAATAACCGATGATTCCAATAAGGAAAAGGGCGAGTATGTAGTCGATGATGGAAGCATAACCTTTAGAGCTTATTCCGAAAATACAAGCTATAATTCTGGAACCCATGTGTATGTAACAATACCGGGCGGCGATTATAACAATCAGAAGATAATTATAGGGAAGTATACTCAAGATAATACCGAATACTATACCTACACTCCCCCTATGGATAGCTATGTAGATATTACTAAAAATTTGATAACGGATTCTTTAAAGGAACAATGGCTTATAGCCAATGACTCTAAAGAAAAAGTTATTTGGAGTAAAAATGATATTTCTAACGCCAAAGGGTACGATAGATTAGGGCTTCGCGCCGATTTTAAAACTAGATTATCTTCTTTTAATCTTTTATCTGGTTCTTATGGATTACGCTTAGATATTATTAGTGAGGAACCGCAAACTTCTCAAACTGAATCAGAATATATTAGATATTCTTATTATTTAGATTCAAGTGATATGTATGGCGACCCTTATAATTTTGAAACTTATTATAGTCAAGAATTGGTTTTTGATATTTCAAATATTACACAAATTACTCAAATGTCACTAGTTCTTTATCAAAAAAATGATTTTGTAAATAATTCTGGTCTTATTTCAAGCTATCCAGAAGGAATAGAAGATAATATGAAAGAATTATTTGCTAATATCTTTGCGGCTAACGTCTATATTAGTTTAGGGTATGACTTGAATGATTTTGATGAAGATAGGGTTTTATTGTATACTTTAGATTCTGAAACCTATGCGCCTTTTTTAACCGGCGAAGGTAAAGATACAGGTATTAAAGCTTTAGAAGAAAATAACTATAAACATTTACAAGTAAGATGGATTCATCAGGATAGTGATACTTCTTCTTTTTATACGATAACTGATATGCCAAAAGAAGGAAAGCTTCATTGGTATAGATATGTATTAAAAGAGGACATAAGTGATGAATTAGCTGGCGCCTTTTGGCAAGAAATTACAGATACAAATAGTGAAAATATATTTGAGATAGAAAAATTTTCCCCTGATATTTCATTACAATATGAGAAAATAAAAGTAATTATTGAATATCCTTCAAGAGAATATATTGAAGGTACTATTGAAGATGATGAAGAACTTGCTAGTCTATTAGGAGTTAATAGTAAGATTCTTAAAGCAG